GCGCGACAAGTGCTGGGTGCACGTGGGTCGCTGCGGTTTCCTGCGCCCAGAGATAAGCCGAGCCGGATAGCACACCACCGGGAATCGCGCCGAGCAAACCAATCAGTTTGTTCTTCCAGAAGAAACCCAACAGCGGATCCGAGCGTTCGGCGAAGCTTGTGAGAACGGAGCGATAGGCCGCATCACTTGGCCATTCAACCAAACAAAGCGCGTTGAACTCGTCCACCGTAATGTTTCTAACTTCGGTGTACATCAGTCGTCTCCGATAACAAGCGTTGGGAACACACCGAGGACTGTTGCAGGGTATGGGTAGGCTTGTTGGATTGCGAATTGGCCATAGATGTTGTAGCTTGAGGTAAGCAGTGTTCGAGCATCGCCGGTGTACAAACCGTTTACTATTTGCGCACTCAGCCCTGTTGCCATTGACGAGACGTTTCCAGGTATAAGATCTTTCATTGGGATTTGATTGGTAAAGTCCTGCCCGATGGTAAGCCCAAGCGTATCCTTCACACGCACGTCGACTTGTGGGATACGCTTGAGTTTGCCCTGGATCGGGGTCTGGCCAACGTCGAGTGGCATGGTTTGTAGCTGGCAAAGATACCCGATCCCGACGGTGACCACGGTGTAGCCAGTGGCGCCGTTGGTTGGCGTTGGTAGAGTGAAAATGCCGCTGATCGGCATGGTAAATGCTGGGATGACGGTGACGTTGCCAAGATTGTCGGTAGCGAGGCCCGTGACGACCAAGCCTGCAAGATGCACAGCCGATGAGAATGTCAACGCTGGCGCGCCGGTGTATTGGATACCGGCGTCGACGCAGTAGGCAGATGACAATCCGTTTGGAAAATACCGATCGACTTTGCGCTCGATGTAGATCAGGGTATGGCCATTGACGACGCGCTGCACGGCGGTGTAAACCGCATCGACCGTGCCAAGATCAGTGGTGGTTTCCTGAACGGCGCAGACGGAGGTAAAAGATCCTTGTGTGAAACTGTGCGCCCATCCAATAAATTCTTGATCCTTGACAAAGGTTAAGGTCAGCATGATACCATCATTCCGCACCGCGTAGACGACATGAAACGGCGCCTCGGACCAAGCCCATTCTTTGATAGTATAGCCGAAGAATAAATGCGAGGCGTTGAGTGAGATGTCCGCGCCGGTGAAGATGTTGTAGTAGATGTTGTAAGCCAAATCGCGAACCGCGCAGCCCTTGGACTGTACGTATAGAATATCGTAGTTGATTTGCAATGGTGGAACGTCGCAGGCGCCGATTGATGATTGTAGCGTTGCCACAATTGCGGATGGGCTTACAGCTGAACCGGATGAACCGCCGTTGACCAGCCATGAGGCAGCATCGGTCAGCACAAGCATACCGGCATTTGACGAGACGATTGATTTGATGTTTTGCTGTACGTTGGTTGCAAGCGTTACGTTGATCGCATCACCAGCGCCGGTTGGATTGGATGTATCGAAGTTGTAATACTTTCCAGCGCGGGATATGTCAAAGGTTTGCGGTTTGTTGGCTGAACCAGCCAGGACCAGACGTTGCTGAAAGAAGCTCGGAACTGACGGATACGTGCCTGCGCCGCCGGAGATCGGGTTACCAACGACGGGCGGGCCTTCGGTGAAGTCTGGTGTGATGTTGGTGTCGACAAACGTCGTGCCCGTGCAGGTTCCTGAGAAACCGTAATACAAGCCTGATGGAAACACACCGGCGCATGTCAGTGGTGCGCGATAGACGTTGTAGCCTTTTGCACCAGAGACCGGGTTCCAGGCAATCACATTCGAGGCGTTTACAGTCGCGTAGTCGTAATAGTTGATCAGCTGCACGGCTGAGCTAGGTTGAGATTCCTGCCCATTCGCGTCGATTGTGGTGACGACATAGGAGTATGATGTGATTGACGATGCTGATGCGTCGTGGGCTAATGTGGTTGTGATTGCAACTACAGTCGGCGCCGAGGCAGATGTGCCGAGAACCAGCGGAGCAAGTGACCAGCTTGTTGCGGAAGTGTATACTAATTTATACGGTGGATATGCTGGATGGCATAGTATCATCGTATTAGTGACTTGAGCGAATTTCAACAACTCCAAATCGCTCGCAGCCCAAGGTGTTGATATAGTGATGATTCGTGCAGCAGAGCCATTGCTGGTAAATGCGGAGAAGCTAGTGGAATCAACCGGATTCCCAAACATATCGGCAAGTGTGACGTTGGTTCCAGCAACCGCGCTGACTTTGTAATAGATGTTGTTCAGCTGCGTCATACCACCGACGCCGGAGATATAAACCCAATCGCCGACACTGTAGGAACTACCAGCGACGTTGATCACGCACGGATTCGCTCGTGATGCAGCGGTGACCGGTAAAGCTGATTCAAGAACTGGCGAGCCTTTGTAAATTGGCCGCATGTAGTAATCGCCAAGCTCAAGGCAATAACCAGTATTAAACGCGGCTTGAAATGCGATCAGTCTAACCTGCGAGCCTTTTGCCGGGCATACAAACGCGAAGCCTGAGCGTGTACTTGCGCCTCCACGGTGATCAACGTAGAAGTTTGACAACAACGCCGCGGCTGAGCGGTATTTGTTCACATCCACACGCGCGAATAGATTTGGTGACCATTCGCCGGCGTTGAATGAAGCCTGGATTACAATATCGGTCATGTGCGTTCACCCAAACACCGGCCAAAGCCCGCCCCAATCAAATCCAGAATATGGACTGGAATATGGTGTGACAAAATCAATTCCACGAAACCGGATCCAGTCAGGGGTTACGTCGTTGACTGTAAGATCTTCATTCGCATCCGCTGTACGCGCTTGCGCGATTATCCGATTCGCGTGTTCGACACAGAGGTTTGCCAAGCGCTTGTCGCCGGTTAGTGCGATCGCGAGTTTGGCGCCGAGAACATTTATCCAGGCTTCTTGAAACTCGTCGTCCATGAGATTTGGATCAAGCACGTCTTGGATATAGTTCAGTGTGGCGAACTCTTGGTTGGTCAGGATAACTCGCTGGGGTGCAGCTGAACCCCAGGATAGATTGAAGGTGGCTCCGGTGCCGCTGCCGGTGGAGGAACCTTGGGCCACAGGGTTTGCTTGGACTGCGAAGTACGAGCCGCCAATGACTTCAACAGTTCCGCTTGGGGATGAATTGGCGCCGCCAACAGTGTTGATGATTGATGCAGATGTGATAACACCGGCGGCGGCTCCGGTGACGATGATTTGCGCCGGTGCCCCAATGGGAGTCCACCCGACCGGCGTTGCGGCAAGGGTGATGATTTCTCCAACGGCATAGTTGGTTCCTCCAAACGCTATCACGACCGATATGACAGGGATGAAGGTATCGGTCGCGATTTTGTATTTCACCGGCGGGCCCTGCCAGAAACTAGAGGCACCGCCAGTGACCGCAGTGGTAATAGGGATTCCACTGGAAAAGCCGGTTTGAGTAGCCGGGATGATCGAGCATGGGCGCAGGCAGTCGACGGGGTATTGATATTCATACGCCCATGGCGGTGCGGGTTGGCCCGGTTGCCATAGTGTGGTTTGCATTGTGGTGTTTTCTGGCGTACCGGGCGCGGAAGTGATGTAGACTAGGTTGGCTGTTTTTAACCCACAGTTCCACGGGGCCATTCGCAGGAGCGCCCGACGAGTCGGGACCAGCGCGAGTTGAAGCTGAATCGCCTCGTTGGAGTTTTGACTGGACAACTCGCTCGTCGACATCGACGTGCGAGTGCCGATGATTTGAAGCGCCCGGTTAGCGATGTCGACGATTGCGGTCATGGGTTAGTGCTTTCCTTGCTGGCCACCGGTGCGATTGACTTCGCCGCCGAGCCCAGGCGAGCCGGAAGTGGAACCACCGCCGCCGCTTTGGGTACCGGACTTGCCGATGTTGGTGCCACCGAGACCTGGACCAGAGTGGTATAAGGTTGTCGGGCCCTGGGGTTCGGAGTATTGAAGATCGCGCTTGATCGACTTTCCGCCGTCGGAGGTCAGTTTGGCCATTAGTATGATCCTTGGCTGCCTTTGGGTTTCGTCTGAGATTTGATCACGGGGGCTTCAAAGCCGCGGCCTTTGTAAAGCTCCCGATGCGGCGGATAGGTGCGAACGATTTGCGCACCCATGTTCGCGACTTTATCGACCGATATTGCGTGAGTCTTTGGCTCGGCCTTTTGCTGGCCGGGCTTGCAATTGCCGGTACCCTGTTTCATTACCCACCCTCTGTTGGAGAAGAAAGCAAGCGCTTGTGGTCGTAGCGATTGTTTGGATCGCTAGCCATTTCTCGGCGGATCTTTTCGAACCGTCCGCCGTCGGTGTGGAGTTCTTCAAGAAGCTGCCGGTACCGATCCGCGCAGCGCTCGGCTTCGCGGTCGATGTAAGGCGGGACCGGGAGACCGTGCTCGGTGTACATGTTGCGGGTGTCATGAACGTCGTGCATGTACATCATGAAGCGGCGAATCTTCTCAGGGACCTCGGAATGGCCTTCGAGAAGATCGTTGCAGACCTTGATCGCGGTATCGCGAATGACTTTAATATCGCGAGAGATTTTTTGCAGTTCAACTAAAAGATCGTCTAGTGTGGCTGACATATTGAGTCCTTTTTGATTGACTCTTTGAGTCCGCTATTTCTTCAGCGCGGAAGGGTCGAGGGACAGTGTCATCGTCATGCGCGCCAACGTTCCCGCAGCCGGGCCGGGAGAGTATAGGAATATCATAAATCACCTCAGCACCCAGTTACGTTGGTGATAATGCCCCCCTGGATTGTCATCAAACAAGAGCCCGCCGTTTTTGTGCCGGTGAAGCCAGCGGTCCCGTTGAATTTAAAACCTGACACCGCACTAACTGCTCCGGCTACGGATGCGTTTTGGTTTTGATCAAGCGTGAGTGCAGCGATACCTATTCCGCTTGAGTTGTACGTGTAGAATACAAGGTTCGATGCATTTGTTAACCCTTGCTGCATCGCTGAGATAAGCGCGCGCGCCCAACCGCCAGATTGCATTAATATATTAGACTGCGCCCACCCTAGGGTATACGGGTTATTAACTGTAATTTGTGTTTCACTTCCAGACACACCGAAGGTTGTGTATGTCTTGCCATTCGATTGCGTCGTGTATGTGTTGTCGCTGATGTTGTTAGACGGATCAAGCGTGCCGTCAACTTGGATAGGAGGTGTACCGAGATTGTTTGTGTTATTACCCATTATAGTCCAGTACTTAATGGCGTTCGTTGTATTATCTAGCTCGATACACTTTGGTCCAGATCCTTCGCAAACGGAATTTTGCAGTATGCCACCGTACCCCCAAGATGGTGTACCCATAGCATTATAGATGTAGAATCCAGTCGTTAGGAAACTATCTGCGATAGCGCCTATAAGTATCGCGTTCCCGTTAATTTTAAACGTGTACTGTGGCCTAAGATCAGGTTGGTTATCGGTGCCGGCAGTGTACCCCCAACCGTGCGCATGGGAAAAATCAACCATCCCAGCGTTAGTGGCGAAGTAGTTTGCTATTTTGGCGTTGACTGCTACCGCCGAAACGTGGCTATCTGAGTTCGCACCAGAATAATTATAATCTGGCTCTGCCCCAGATGAGTAACATGTGTGCCCAGTATCGTTGATATTTTCTAGGCGGACCGTAAAATCCATGTCCGTTTCGTAGCCGGCGTCTTGTTGGAAATTAGACGACCCTGACCCGACTGCTGAATTTCGGATAACCGTGTTGCGGTAAACCGCCCCGACAGATGAATTAACATGCACTCCATATTTGGATAGGCAATAGCCATCAATCCGCATGTTGTGAAATGTAATACGCCCGTGGCTTTGCGTTGTACCATCCCAAGCGTTGATGTAAAAAACTTGTGCCGGAGGGGACGCACACCCAGGCAGAATGCGTACACCATGCGTACCCGGCCCAGAGCCCTCGAACCGAATATCAACAGCCGGCGCTGTGGTGTTGACGGCGATATTTGTAGAGCACACATTATAGTTTCCGCTGGAGGGCGGCGGAAAATAGACGGTCCCGCCCCCCGCTGCAACGGCCGCATCAACCGCTGCTTGGATTGCTGCTGCATCATCACCGCCAGCGCCTGCTGTTAGATTAAATTGCTGGGGCGTGTAAATGCCAAGATTTTTCGCCGCCGCACCGGGTTGCGGCGGGATGACATTCCCATTTATATTTTGCGCGTTGGCGGCTGTGATAGAGCACGCCAATGCGACTGCGCTGAGGAACTTAAACATTGCTGTCGCTCACGGTTAGAGGATTGCCAACGCCAGAAGCGGCGAACGCTTGCCAGCCACCTTGGCATTCGCCGATGAGGGAAATCTGGCCACCGTTTGCGTAGACAAGATAACAACCGCCAAGGGCTGCGAGCGATGGGGTTAGTGGGACGTTGGCTTGTGAGGCGGCAATGGAGTTGAGCGCTTGGACGTTGAGTGGGGCGACGAGGATGTTCACTGCACCGGGGTTGTAGAAGTTGATCCCGGTGCGATTGGGGTTGGCTGGAGCGACTTGAATCGGCGAAGTGGTGAGGTTGTTGAACGCATAGACCTTCCCGCCAGAGGTTGGTCCGACTGCGTATGAACCGCCACCGCTGGCGAGAAGAATGGGCATGTGGGTTAGATCCTCTTGATTGAGCCGGAGAGAAGCGCGTTGGTCGCCTCGGCCTGCTTGGCAATCGCAGCGATCAGCGTGTCAAGCCCGGCGATGGTGACTTCTTGCTTGGCCACAGACTGTACCGCAGCCATGCCTTCTTGGAACTGGTCAACCAGCGATTGCGAGTAGGAGCCTTCGGCGGTTTCGGGCTTGTAGGCCCAACGTGGTTCGAACGTGGCTGAGATTGCCTTGGCTTCGTCGTCGATCGGCATCATGTCGGGGGTCGGCTCGCCGAGGAATTCGATGTCGGATTCGGTGCCTTTGCCGGGGTAGCAGACGATTACCTCGCCGTCGGAGTCGTCTTTGGTGCCCCAGCGATTGGTCCAGTCGGCCGGGTCGAGCGGGCTGATGTAGCGAGGGACCTCGAATTTCATCCGCTTCGGCCGACCGGTCTTGCGATCGTTCTCGGTGTATTCCCACTCGGTTTTGTCGAGGGTGAGCAGATAGTGCGCGGTGATGAGTTTCCAGCGTGCCATGGTGGGGAGTCCTTAGAATTGTGAGTAGTAAACGATGCCAGAGAGATTGCTGGACGATGGTGTTATGCAAAGGCCTTGTGAGAGTTTGCTTTGGCCAACTGCGTAGTCGATGTGATCAGCGGATGGAGCCGAGTTGAGTACGGACAAGGGCGGCGTGATCGTGACCGTATTCGTGTCGCAGGGGGTGGTGGTTTGCGTGCCGGTGGAGATGGCGAATGACGCGGTCGTTGAGTTGGAGTTCGTGACGTGCCAGCCACAGAGGAAGATGGTTTGGCCGGTCACTGGCGTGACAAGCTGCGTGATCGACGCGATGCTTGAGAACGACGCGACTTTGTTGCAGATTACCTGATTCGCGGGTCCGATAACGCCTTGGGCCGAGGCAAGGCCGGTCCAAAGCGAAATGCAGGCCGCGAGTGTTAGCTTGCGGCAGGGCATGGTTATTCCTCGGTCCAGGTGATGGAACCGGCGATGGAACCGGCAGAGATAGTAACGCCGCCGAGATTGACACAGAGTTGGCGGGTTGAGCCGATCGGGATGGTCGGCTCGCGGAGGAGGTCCTCGCTGTAGAGACCGAACTCGAACGTGCTGGGGAGCGGATTGGTAACATTGGTGCCGGAGACGCCGAACGTGAGATACTGAGCGTCGATGTAGGTGGGAGACGCGTCGTTGACAGTCGGGTTGGCGGTGTAGGAGACGAGGACGGCCGAGGCCGTGGGATCAGCGGGGATGCGCTTGGCAACGGTGTTGGCGGGGTTGGCGGTGGTGGTGCCAGCCGTGCCAGCGGTGTCGAGCGATGCAAGCGCGCGGATAGCGACCGGCGTGGTGACGAGGGTCGTGGCGGTGCCGGTGATTTTGATGGTCTGCAAGCGGATCGTTTTGGTGGAGGATCCAGAGATGCAGAGGATGTCAGTCGCGGACGCGGCTGGGACGAGACCGAAGAAGGCCGCGGAGTAGGTGGTCTTGCGAAGATATTCGCTGGAGACGCCGACTTGTGGGACGTAGTTGACTTGAGCGGTGGCAGCGCTGGCAAGTGCCAAGGCCGCCACGCCCGAGAGAAAGAGTTTCTTGAGCATGGCGAGGATCCTTAGTTGGCGACAGTGACACCGGAGGGATAGCCGGACAGCGCGCCGACGGAGCTAGTGATGTTGTCGAAGCGATCGATCACGATGGCGGCTTCAACGGCGCCAGCCGTGACGGTGGCGGTGGCGACGATGAATCGCACCCGATAAAAGCGCGGGATGTTTACGCCGGGCGGCGGCCGGGGGAGGTCGATGTTGGCGACGTAGGTGCCCTGGAGGAGGGTTGCGTATCCGATGGCTTGCGACTGCCACATGACGCTGTAGGCGCCTGCGACACCGGAGCCGTTGTCAGGAGCGCCGTCAAGTTCGAACTGGACCGTGGCAGCGCCGCCAGAGGTAGCGGTGGTGGTGACAAGGATCAGCAGCTTGAGGGCCGGGTCGTCGCCGATACCGAGGTCGCGGGCACCGCCGCCGCCAGCCGAGGTCGGGAGCCCGTTGAGACCGATGTCGATGACGTTGGATAGGGTGTAGGTACCAGCAGCCTGCGCGAGCGAGTCGGTGTTGGCAGAGGCGGTGATACCGGCAGTGGCGCCGTTGGACGTGCCGGTGAATAGGAGTGCGTTGTCGAGGATCATGATTACACCACCTGCGCTTCGTTGTTGAGGATCGCGTCGCATGTACGGATCGGGATGCCGCGGAAGGTGGTTACAACCTTGCCGTCGAATTCTTCGAGCCGGAGAAGGACGTTGGTTTTGTTCATGGCCTGGAGATCGAGGTAGGTGCGGACCACACGGTTCGCGTAGAGAACAAGCCGACCCATGTTGGCGCGGACTTCCGGGGTGTCGGAGGTTTGCACCGCGGCAACACCGGCCGGGGTGGTCGGGAGACGGTACAGGCCGCGGACCAGGAGGTTGATCAGGTTGGCCGCGGAGACGCCGGTCAGCTGGGTAACGTCGATGTTGGCGACACGGAAGTTGTAGCGCCAATCGCGCAGGACCATGCCGATTTCCCACTTGAAGTGGTCGCGGTAGGCCTGATAGGTGTTGCCAGCAGAGTCTGCGACCGGCCATTCGCCCATGTCACGGTGCTGAAGGCCGGTGAGTTTGCCCTTCGGGAACGTGGCGTGGGTCGTGTCGGAGCCCCAGGTGATACCGTAGATGGAAGTGTTGGTGGATGCGGTGCCGCCACCGTCGAGCACGTTGTTGGCGGTTTGGGAGTTGGTGGTGGTTTTGGTGGAGTAGCGAGGAGCGAACCCGGTGAAGCGTTCGGGGTTGACGAATTGGTTGCCGTAGATAATGGTCGCGGCGACCTGTTGGGACATGCCTTCGAGGAAGGCCTTTACCTCTGACATCCGGAACTCGGCGGTGTTGCCGTTGAGATCGGCGATGTCTTTGTCGATGACGGCGTAGGTTTCGAGATTGCCGCAGGTGTCGGTGATCTGCGCGGTGGTGGATTTGGCGTTGGGAACACCGCTGTTGAGCAAGCGCCAAGTGGCCTGCGGGAGGCCGGTGCGGATGGTGGTTTTGTGCCCGGTGGGGAGGTTGCCTTCGACAACGAGCATGTCGTCGAGGATTTCATTGGTTTGGGAGAGGAGTTCGATAATGGAAGCGACACGGTAGCCGTCTTCTATGCGCTTGGCCCAATCCGCGTAGGTTAGGGCAGTGGAACCGATGGTGGCCATGGAGGGTTAATCCTTGAGGTTTGTGGAGCCGCTTCCAGTCTGAGGGTTACCTGTTCATCCCACGACGGGGCCTGGATTAGGCGGGGAGGTTTGGATACATCGCAGCGGCCAAGGATGGCCGGGTGGCGGTTCCGGTTTGAGATTGGCCTTCGGCGGCTGGCCCCTTTCCGGCAACGTGTGTGCCGGGGGCAACGGCTTGGGCGAATTTCCAGAGAACTTTGATGAAGGCCGGGTTGTTGCCGACCATCGAGGCGTCCATGGCGGATTTGAATTCCGCGACGGTTTTGGAATCGAGCGTGTCGAAGGCGCGGCCGATGTCAACTTGGATCTTGGCGAGGTTGGGGCCGATCTCAGGGTCGGCTTTGGCAGCGGCTTCCCATTGGGCGCCCTGAGCGCGAATGGTGTCGGCCGCGCGAGCGATGGTGTCGGCGGCTTTGGTGTTGTAGAAGTCCACGAGCTTTTGGGCTTGGTCTTGGTTGAGGCCGAGTTCCTTGAAGATCGGAACAGCGGACTCGATGATGGCCTTGTCGTTTTGAACGCCCTCGGGGGCTTTGAAATCGGTGTAGGTGATTTCGACCGGGGGCTTGGGCTCAGGGGTCGTAGGTGGAGTTGATTGAGTCGAAGAGGTCGGGGATGATGTCTCCGGACTCGTCGAAGCTGGCAGCGTCGTCGATTGATCCTTGAGCGTTCCATCCTCGGTGCGAGCTTCCGAACTGTTGGCGAGCGGAGAGGGCTGAGACTCGGACATTTTCTTCCTTTAGCATATCGGTGTATTGGTCGGGGCAAAGGGTTTGAAGTTGGGCGAGGATGCGCATCCCGACATTGCGCTGGCCCTGATCGAAGTAGTCGCGGTGGGGGTCGAAGGATGGGGAGACGTGGAAGCAACCACAGGAGGCGAGGAAGTGGTAGAACCAGCGGCGGCCGAGGGTAGAGTTCATGGAAATGGTGATGAACTCGGTGAGTTGGGTGGTGAGGAGTTCATCGGCTTTTTCAGCAGCGCGGATTGATTTGCGGTCTGTTGCGGAGGCTTGGGTCATTGGGCAGGGCCTCCACCTTGGCCGAGCATGGCTTGAAGGGCGTTTTGTCCGCCGCCGACGGAGGCCTGGGAGAGGTTTTTGGCGCCCTGAGAGAGTTGGTTTGCGATCTGGGCTTGTTGGGCTTGTTGGGCTTGTTGAGCGCGCTGCTTGCGGATTTCGGCGAGCGCTTCGGGGGAGCGGATCATTCGCGGGTCGTTGCGGAGGAGATCGGACATTTTGTCCATTGCGAAGTCGGTGTCGATGTTGTCCATGATCTCAGGGACCACGCCGACGATGTTGCCTGCGAGGGAGAGCATGCGTTCGATGGAGGCAGCTGAGGTAGCTTGCTGGGCTTGTGCGAGCATTGAGATGAATTCGATGTTCATCATCTGGCCTTGGATTTCTGGCGGGGCTGGTGGGAAGATACCGGCACGGGCAGCGATTGAGAAGACTGTTTCGATGACTGGTTTGAGGACTTCGTTGTCGATGCGTTCGAGGACCGGGCCGAGCATCACGAGGGATTCGGATTTGCGGAGGTCCCACTCGACGGCGGTGACGTTGGAGCGAGTTTCGTATTGGGAGGCGACACGAAGGATGTCGTTGCAGAAGATTTGGGATAGGCGTTGTTTGACCTCGGTGAGGTCTTGGACAATTTCTTGGATCGGGAACTTGGTGTCGTAGACGGAGGCGAAGCCGGGTTTGCCGGAGGAGGCGAAGGATGGGACGTAGGTGATGCCGCCGGGCGTGAGGTTGGCTGGGGAGTTTTTGAGTTGCATGTCAGCGACGAGGGGCGGGTTGACCATTTTGTCGATGGCCTGGGCTTTGCGGCGCTGTTCGAGTTGAAGTTGTTTGATGTCGGGGAGGGCGTCCATCGCTGGGGATCGGCCGTAGGGGTCGTTGGAGACAAGGTCCCAGCGGCCGATGATTGCGCGGGTCTCAGCGTAGGCGCGGCGGCGGAGGAATTTTGGCTGGGCGTTGGCGCCGCCTTGAGGGGATGTGGAACCACCCCATTCCCAATAGGCTTCGCGGTATGGGGCCGAGGTTGGGAAGCCGAATTTGGTGGCGTTGCCATCATCGTTGGGCTCGATGGAATGGGCGACGATTATCTCACGCGTGCGGTTGGCACCGGCTGTGTCGTGGTAGAGTTGGAGGGTGGAGTCGGTGATGTTTTCTTCGCCGAACTCGCGGACCAGGGCGTCGATGGTCATGGTGAATTCGCGGTAGAAAACGCACGGGCGGTATTTGCCATCGATGTCGACGTAGTATTCGCCGCAGCACGGGTTGATGCAGTTGATGACGGAGTTGAAGTCGTCGTAGATTAGCATCGCGGCGGTGCCGAAGATGACAAGGTCGTGGTAGAAGGTCGCGATGGAGTTGTAGAAGTTGGATTCGGAGAAGATTAGGTAGAGTAGGCGCTCGCATTCGGCAAGCCAGAGGGAGAGCGGAGTGGTGCGGGTTGAGTCGATACGGCCGATTTTGATTCGAAACCAGGCTGAGGTTGGGGAGGATTTGCCAGAGACTAGACCGGCGGCAAGGCGCTGGGCGTAGATCGAGCCGGTGGAGTCGAGGATGTGTTGGTTGATGGGTGAGCCACG